GTTGTTCGATCGCGTACGATTGTAAAGCTCTGTTAAAAGATCCTTCGTAGTATTGTAACATATCTGCAGGACCTTTCAAGTATCCATATGCTTCTACCAGACTTCCATACAAAAGTAAATCTTGATATTTATTACTGACATATGTTCCTTGTGTACTTCCTGGTGAATCTGTTATTGATGCTGGTTGTTTGGTATATGCTAATGTTATTAAATAAGTACTATCTGGAGTAGGAGAAACCACCCAATAGTTTGCATCCCAATTACCATAGTATTTTGGTAATCCTGATTGAGTCCCTGGTGTATTATAATATTCTGCCATAAAAGATGTATCTCTTTTTTCTAAAAATACTTGATTACCCGATGAATCAGTTAATTGAGCATATCTTATAAATCTTAAATCAGAGGGTATTGTTACATATCTATTTCCAGCTTGTAAATTAGATGTTGCATAAAATCTATTGTCATCAGAATCTACATCTCTATAAATTCTATTTTCAGCGTTTTTAATAATTGTATTTAAAATAGAATCACTTAACACAGAACTATCTACTTCTGTGTAGTTTCTAATATCATCTTGTAAGTTTGCTAAAGTGTATGCCATATTACGGTGTCAATGTTACAGGTCCTGCTGTAACAAAACTTCCTCCAAATCTTCCTGATACAGTTGGTGTACTTCCTAAATCAAAAGTATAATTATCCGTACCTGTTACTGTTATACTAAATCCTGAAGAATTTTCAAACACTGAATAAGCTAATCCTCCCGGACTTCCATCTACATTTCTAAATACAACAACATCACTTGTTGATCTTCCATGACTTGGTTCATAAACATTTATAGTTGAACTTCCTGAAGTAATTATAAATGGATTACTAGATAATAATGGATCTGTTTGTGGTTCTGTTCTATCGGGTCTTGCATTTTGTAAACCTTGTGGATCTGCAGTATGTGGTTTTGGTTCTAATTGCGGATGTTTAGGTTCAAATTCCGATATATGTACTCTTGCTCCATTCCATTCTTTAACCATTTCTTTGTAAGGAAATTCCATACCAGAACGGTCAGAAATAAATTTTGAATGTTTTCCTGAAGCAGTATTAGACACCTGGATAATACACCTTCGGACTTATGTACGAGCTGCTAGAAGAGCCGTCTTCTTGTAGCGCTCTTTGAAGTTCATCTTCGTAAAGTAATTTTAAAACTTGAATTCTGTCTGGTGCATTTTTAACTGCTAAGTAATATGCAAGTCCTGCTACCATACAAGGTACAAATCTGTAAGGTACATCTGCATCATTACTATAGTCACCTGCATCTTGTATTCTATTTACGTAATAATAATTAATAAAGTTTCCTGCTTCTGTTGAACCAGGTGTTAAATATAAAGTTAATGTAACTTTATCTATAAATCTTTGTACAAAATATTGTGTTGGAGTTCCTTCATCTGTTTTATTTGATAAAGCTTGATACTCTGATCTTGAAATTTTAGTCAAAGGAAAATCTACAGAAGATGAATTTCTATAAGAAGCTTCTAAAACATCATCAACACCATACACAGCTGTTGCATCAGAAGTACCATCAGCTGTTGATCGATACATTGTATATGTTGATTGACCATCAACTAATGTAATTGAATTATTTCCAACTTCCCAATAATGTAAACCTCTATTAGCCCACTCTTGAAATAAAATATTTAAAGAACGTCTTGCAGTTTTTAATTGATGTCCAGAAACACCTACTATGCCAATTCTTTCGTAAGCTTCTTCTACTATATCAGATATAGAAAAACCTTTTTCGAACGTTGCTGTTCCAGAAGTAGTATTAGCCATTTAGCCTCCTACTTATCTATTAATAATGTTGCACCTGCAATATTTGTAATAGTAGAAACCGTCATTCCGCCTTCAAATAAAATTCCATCTTCTGGAATATTAAATGCAAAGACATCACCTGTTGGACAGTCTCCTTGAAATTGTGTTGCTGAATTACCGTCTTGTAAAATAATTGTTCCTGCACCACCACCATCAGAAGCAAGAATTAATCCTCTTAATCTTGTTCTTCCTGCAAATACAGAACCTGTTCCAGTAACTCTTACTGCTTTTACATCTGATTTCATAGATATATCTCCTTATTAATCTTAAGATTTCAAAATTTATATATTAATTTATAGAAAAGTGCAAGAAATCCCTACAGAAGAAAAGTGTTTTCCGACAATGTTTAAGTCCTAATTAACCAGCGTAAAGATGAATCTCACCATCTCTAGGATTGCTGTGGACTTGCTCTTCCTGTTGTCTGATGATTGATCTAATAACATTTTTGATCTCATCACCAAGAACAGACATTTCAGGTGTTATTTGTCCTTTGTTTTCAAGAAACAACTCGTTCCATCTAGACTCGAGTTTCAGTTTCTTCGCGAACAGTACCATGTTGTCCTGAGCCATCATTAACCTCCTCATAGGTTATATAAAAATCATTTCCAGTGCTTGTAAACTGAAGATCATTTCTTTCCCATTGTATATCAGATTTTCCTATAAAGTCAATGATTGGCTGATTGAGATCATCAGCAGTATTTATCTCTTTATTACTTTCGATTTCGAACTTTGTTTGAAGATGTTTTGTAAAAATTTTAATTAGATATTTCTTTGTCATGTTTTTTCTTTCTATCAAAAAAGAAAGGGCCCGTAAAGGGCCCTCTCAAAATTAATACTATTAAGTATTAAGCACCTGGTGATCCGAAGATACCTCTAGGGTCAGAGAATCCAAAAGAATATCTCTCTCTAGCTTTGTATCTAACGTTTCCTGTATCGAAGTCACCTTCCATAGCAGTTTTGATTGGTGATCTAACAAACATTTTCATACCATTTGGCACGTCAGTTTTGATGAAGAACGCATCTGTGTCTGTTAAGAAATTATTAACCACGTAACCTTGTGGAATCATTCCCATAGACGCGATTGCGTTTACATCGTTGTTAGGTGAACCAACTTTACCAGCAGACTTCATCAGTCTTTCAGCTGTAAATTGTAACTCAGAAGGGATGATCATTTTCATTCCTCTAGCTGCAATTTTTAAGCCTCTTTCATCAGTGAAAGCAGCAATGTCAATTAAAGACTGCTCTAATGATGTCTCGTTTAAGTCAGCAGGTGTTGCTAACTCATTTGAGAAAGTACCAGCAATTGTTGGGTGGTCAGTAGCACAAAGCTCCTTACCATCACCACCAGCAAAACTTGAATTGAACGCGTTGTTCAATACGTTAGCTGCTTTTACTTGTTTGGTATTCGCCATAGATCTTGCTAATGCTTTTGTATATCTAGACGCTAATCTGTCATACAAGTTATCTTCAATCGCTTCTTCAGTGATTGAGAATGCAAGAGCAATAGTCTCGTGCGTATATCTGCTTGTGAAAGTTTCTTGTGCATTATCAAACGCTACTCCAGATCCTTCTGGTTTAGTTTGAGCTTGCGCGAAACCAGATAACATTACTTCTTCTTCAAAAGCTCTGTCACTGTTTTCTGTATCGAAAATTTCAGCATGCTGATTTTCATACCTGTTATATTCCAGACCGAATAAAGCATTCAAACCTGGCTCTAGTTCTTTAACTAGTTGTCCTCTTGATATCGCCATAATTTATTCTCCTTATATTCCGGCTGTTTGTGTTAAAAAGTGCTCCGCAATAGTAACGATTACATTCGCATTAGCTGCGCCTAATTCGTTATTATCAGGGTCTTTTGAAACACCTATTATTTTTAATTGCGCTGCAGTGTCTGCCATTGTTCCTGATATTTCAACTTTTGAAATATAGTTAGGCGCTGCACCCGCAGTGTACGCGATGTCAGCACAGTTACCAATATTTGTTTGAGCTACTGTACCAGCACTTTGTATTTCAAACCTTTCATAAGGGTCATCAGCGACGAATCCAACAATGTCTGTTGCAGTGTTAGAAGCCTCTAGGTGATTAGCCCATGTAGGTTTGCTTGTAGAAGCGTCAGTATAGAATACACCGTTAAGTGAACCTAATAAAACGTCTCCCGCTGCCGCTACACCAATTGTTCCAGTTGCTAACATTTCAACTGGGTCCCATTGATAAATAGCTGTCGCAGAAGCTGCAATACTATATTCACTTAAACCTTGGTTGTCTCTATTCTGACCAACTTTACCTGTTGCTTTCAAACCGAAAGCGGCATCTTTATTAGCCATATTATTTACTCCTTAGTTTAGTTTATATTTAGTATCGCGGTAGTTGGTATCGCTAAAAAATTACTTTTTAGTACCACCAAAAGTTACGCGACTCTGTCGATCACTATCGATCGGCATAC